ATCAACTGTTTGCTCTAATTTTAATTCTAAAATTTCTATCTCTAAATCAATTTTATTAATTGTGTGTTCATAATTTTCTGTAGATTCTTCATGACTTTTTAATTCTAGCACCCATTGTTTAATTGCACTATACGGAGTAATTTGTCCACTAGTTACAAAATGTTCCATTTTAAACTTAGGATTGACAAAAGTTATATTCATTGCTTTTTCAAGTATAGCTTTTTGCTCAGGAGAGAGTAATTTATTTTGAGTAGTAGAAGAGTCGTGTGGCGTATACTCGTCATATTTTTCAAAAAGGTTAACTGGAAAATTTGTTAATTGTGAAGTCATTTTATAATCTCTAAAAACATAATTATCTAGTTAGTCTCTCCACCCACAGTGTCCTGAGCTACACCCTCCGTGTCCTTTTGGCTCTAATGTAGCTCCGCCTGTAAATCCGCTATCAGTAGCATAGGTATATTTAAACGAAGCATTATTCTGTGCCCCATTATATTGCCCTAACAAGTAACCTGCTGTCTGTGCCATACCAAAATTCTCTTCTCCGTAGTTCCCATGAAGTTTGCTAAATGTTCCAGCACCAGTTTCTGTTTCTATATTTGTTTTCCTAAACTGATAACCACCGGCATAGTTTCCTTCATTTCCTCCATAGCCAAAGCCTGTTTTAGCCATTAAACCTTTTTGTTGTCCATGAGCTCCTGCACTATGACCCATGTAAGCCCAAGCATCTGTGGCAAATATTGTTCTTGCTGTCTGAGCACTCTGTCCCCACCAAATTCCTCTAAATTCTCCTGAAATGCTGGCAGCGTGATCACTCCACCCATTACCTAAGTTAGCTACAGTCTCTGTACTGAACGTCCATTTTCTTACTTGATTTGCTCCTTCCCCATTACACCATGCAAACTCTCTATTAGGCTCGAAGGCTGTTCCGCTATTAGCTGAAGCTACTGATTGTCCTGAATTTTGTTTGACTTCTGTTCTCATATTAAAGGCAGTAGTAGTATTATTCCAAATATATAACTTAGTGTACCCACAAGCTCCTGATTTATAATGAAAGTTATCAATAGTTCCATCACCTAAGTTTACTGTTGTATCTGTAGAGGCAGTACATCTATTAACATTAGACCAAACTGCACCATTTTGATAACCTCCTGCCATATAAACCTGTGTTATAACCTGTCTATTAATCCAAGCAGTTGTTAGACTTATACTATATTTTCTAGTAACCGTTCTAGTTTGATTATAATTTGGAACGATTTCACTTGCTGTTACGCTAAATCTATAAACTACAAATTCTGCATTAAGACCGCCTAAAATACTTTGCATAGTGATCGAACCGTTTATACTGTTAAAGGTCCACCCTGGAGGTAAGTCTCCATTAAATGAAAATGTCGTGCGACCCCTTCCAAACGGATCTGTTAAAGGTGTAAAGGTTCCTACATTTACACTAGATCCGTTGTTAGCTCCAGATATTGTAGCTGTATCTGGTCCGCTAAATGAAGGAATTGGTTTTTCATAAAACTTTCCTGCTGAACTTTGTGATGCTTTATTAAAAAACCCCATTTTTTCTCCTTATGCTTTGATTGCTATAATAGCCCATCTTGATCTTCCGCTATGTCTATTTCCGCCATTCGCAGTAGTGGCGGTTGCGGGCGGCGCCGAACCACCTTTTTGTAGAGCAAAACTCCAGTTAGCTCCTGTGCTTGAATCACCATCAGCTCCATTACAAAACCATAAATCTGTATCATTAGTAGCTCCGGAATTTATAGTTGCTAGGTATGGTGCGCTATATGAGAATCCTTGCTTGTTTAATGCTACGTTATTACCGTTATTATACCAAACTGATAAATTTGTGCTTGTAAATGTTCCGTTGACAAAGTTACCTGCAAAAAATCTTTGAAAAGCTGTCCAGTCTATAGCGCCTGCATCTACACTTGAAACATATCGTTGTGATTCGTCGTATGTTCCTCCAAGAATTTGAACTTCTCTAGCATAAACTTTGCCCGATCCTGCTGCTCCTACTATTCCGTTCCACATAGCTTGCACTGTAAGAGAATTATTAAGTAGATCTCTTACTCCATAAAAATTTGATAAAGCATGATTTGGTGCCCCAGCAGCGGGAGCAGTTAAATAGGTTGAAGGGAGGCCTTGATCATTAGTGCATAATCTTTGCATTAAATATACCCATCCGCCTCCATGTAATGACATTTCACAATAACAAAGAGCAGGGTAAGTCCAGGTAGATGCTTTAATCCAGTATAAACCACTAGTAGCACTTGCATTTGCAGTTTTAATAGCATCTGCACTTGCCGCAGGATTAAGTGGGCTTGTTCCAATACTCTCTCCGTAGGTACTCATATATGTTCTTACAGTCCAAGCATTACTTGTTCTAGTAAGAACAAAAGTCTGCACTTCTGTTCTATTTGCTGTTCCTACAATAGGAATATACCCTGGATACCTCAATGTTTGAGAAACACCATCAATTTGAAAAGCTGTAACTGCTCTACCCGAAGCGCCTTGTACTAAAACAACACTTACTGCTAAAACTCTATCGTTAGTGGTAGGCACATTTATTAAATTTAATGTAAAATCAGATGTAATATTATAATGATACCAAATATTACTTTCTGTAAAATCATGATTAACGGTCAGAGTAGCACCAGTTTTTACAGCAGTTGCATCAACCGAACTTGTAACAGTATGTAAGCCAGTGCTAGTCAATGATGTAAACGCACCAGTAGATGCTACAGCAGGGGATATACCAATAGGAGCAGTAAATCCTCCGGACACTGTAAGAGTCGATCCTGCAAACAAGTCTTGAGTGATACCTATACCACCAACTACACCTAATCCAGGTGCTTGTGTTTGTGAAAATGTTATTGCGCCAGCTGTATTATGATTTGCACTCATTGTAAACTGAGTAGTACTGTCAATACTTGCTATTGTTGCACCTACGCCAAATAATCCAGTTCCAGCGGTTATTGTTAAACCTTGACCTACAAGCAATCCGTTAGTAGTTTGACCTACTCCTGTAACTGTTACTATGGCAGTACCTGTTGATAATGTTGCTGTTAGTCCAGTTATTGCTCCTGTTGTATTTTGAGCTATTAAAGGAGTTGTTATTATATTTGTTCCTACACCCGGTGCATTTAATGTTATATTTTCTCCAGATGTAAGGGTAGTAATTGTCGTATCTTGTACAGACAAACCACCCAGCCCACTTGCTGCTGATCCTGCTACACCTGATCTAGTTGTTCTTGCCACTATTTACTCCATTAAGGTTTTGCATTTGTTGATACCAAATATTTTGTACCTGTGCTATATCCTGCTGTATTATCATTTATTTGCAAATCTTGACCTGTATATGGATTAGGGAATGTATATCCTGCTGCACCTATACCTAAAAGATTACGTTCTGAATAATCTCCACTAGGATCAGTGAAAGTGCTATCTCTTAACCACCACCTTCCACCATCACCAGTTTTATAATCTGGAGCACCTGAAGCATAAAACCCTGGATTTCGCATAATGTAAGTTGAATAATTTCCATTCACTGTGCCGCCTGTAGTGCTCGAATTTCTATAAACAGCGTAGGCAGTTTGAAAATACGAACTATCTGTACTTCCAATAATATTTCGTACATAGTCAGCCATGGCACGCCAATGTAATACACTTCTAGGATATACTAAATCAAGGCCCAATGCACACCCTGAATGTTGTTCTCCGAACTTTGTAATAGCTGTACCTGCTGATATATTGTAAAAATCATAGCCTCCGCTTTCATAATTCAAATCTACATACATTTGTAAGGCATTTGGCATTGATGATGATTTAATCCAAAAATTATTCGAAGTTAAACTAAAAGGCTGTCTAATATTATTAGCTATCCAGTATCCGCTTGGTGCAGGATTAGTTTGACTACTTCCTGGATAGTTTGCTCCGTTTACATTTAACGAAGAAAATATAGTCCAAGTGCCTCCTGATCTGATTACAGTAAAACTTTGCGTATCAAAGCTACTCGATCCAGGAGCAGGAAGGGTGCCGCCAGCCCAATATATATTTTGTGCTACACCATCTATCTGAACACTAGTGGCAAAATATCCTGTCACACCTTGTGTGAGATAAAGAGTAAATTCATATTTTCTATTATCTGTAGTTGGCATATTTGTGAAATTAGCAGTAAAGTTAGCTAAAATACCACTATGACTAAAATTATTTCCTAATAACAAGCTATGGGCTACAACTCCTGTAGCTGCTGTTAAAGGATTTAAAACTTCAGAAGTTTCTTCATAAGTCATTGAAGTAACAGTTAAATCTGTAAATGTTCCAGTGCTTGGATTAACATTTCCTACAGGAGCATTGCTTAATCCTCCTGTACTGTTTAAACTTCCAGTAATGACTATATTACCTGCAACACCAATTCCTCCAGTTGTTGTTAAAGCTCCATTAGTACTCGTTGTACTTGCAGTAGAATTAGAAACTACTAATCGACTTGGAACAATTAAAGTATTAGCTGGACTAAATGTAATATCTCCATTAGTATCTTGTGTACTAACAACAGTTCCTTGTACTAGTAATGTACCAGCTCCGCCACTGGCGCCTGTAACAGCAGTACCTTGTGAAATTTTTCTTGGCATCTTATTGATTTCCTAATGGATTATATCTAAAATATATTTCTACATCTCTCATTGCCTGATTTCCAAAATTGCCAGTAGATGCAGTAAGAGTTAAAGGTCCTCCTCTAAACCATTGAGTATTATTTTCAACTCCTCCAGTTTCCCATTGTAAAATGCTTCTAGGATTAAGATAAGAAGTATAAGATCCACTATTATCTAAGTCTTCATTATAAGGACCGTTCCAGGCTATCCCTGGATAAGTGGGTCCATTTTCATATCTGGCACCACCATTTAGTTTTAAGTTTGCAGGTCCTGTGTTAGACATTTTAAATTTTTTAATTGGAAATCCTATCCCCTGCCCATTTGGATTGTTTTGAAAATTTAAAAGTACACTTGATGCCGCTGGGTCAGTTGCCATACGATCGAACAAAGCATCAAGTGTATGAATTACAATTATGTTACTATTACTTGTTCTTCTCCACATAAGTTGCGTATTTCCGCCATCAGTTCCTGAATAAGCTTTTGCGATATCAAATCGTGAAAAAGAACTTTGATTACTAGCACGAGTTGCAGCAAGAGTCCCAAACGTTGAAAATACTGCTTGGTTAACGTTTCCTACACCTACAATGCTTCCTAAGTACCCCATCATCATCCATCTACCACCATCGGTTGTCATATCACAGTAGACCTGCGTGGGTCCAAGTTGTGGTAAATTAATCCAATAAGCGTTACTTGTTGTGATTCCTGCATTGAAAAGATAATTAGCATCTGGAGCGGCTCTTGAACTACTACTCCCATCTAAGAGTAAACTGTGATTCTGAACTGTTGAAATTACGGTCCAAACTCCATTTGCTCTGATTAAACTAATCATTTGTATATCTACATTATTAGCTTTAAATTGTCCACCTTGCCAGTTTACAGTTTGTACCGAACCATTGATAGCTATCGAGCTTGCATAATATGGTATCGCACCTTGATTAAAAATCAATGTAAAAGTATATGTTCTATTAGCTGTTACAGGCACGTTTGTAAAGTTAGCAGTAAAATTAGCACTTATAGAACTATGTACAAATGTGTTTGCAACTGTATAATCGTGAGTGACCGAGCCTGTAGCACCTGTTAACGGTAATGAAACTTCAGCACTTTCAGATAAAGTAGTTAAGTTTGTGGCTGTTACACTTGTAAATCGTGCTGCGGCTGGAGTAACGCTACCTATCGGTCCGTTATTCCAAGCAGTTGTTGTTATGTAGCCGCCAACATTTACACTACCTGAAACAGTTAGTGGTCCGCTTACTCTGATAGCTCCAGTTGATGCACTAGTTGCATTTGTTGCATTATTAACTTTTACAACATCTTTTGAATCCAAAATTCCACCGGAAGTAGGAGACAGTGTTATGTCTCCTGCTGAAGTCGATAAAGTATTTTGGACAACTTGAATTTGTCCTAGACCGCCTGAAGCAAATCCGTACCCAGATGATATTCTTCTTGTCATACTATATTAGGTCGCTGTTTCGATGCCAAAAACTACTGCGCTAACACTACTTGCACTAGAATAAACAATTAGATATTGGTTAGCTGCCATAACAATACCTGTTCTTTCGAGTACACCGTTCGCAAGAATGCTGACGCCGTATTCTAAATAATCTGCCAAAGCAGGTGTCGATGATGTTGACAATGCTACTCTACAAGTAATTGTGCTTGCTGTTCTATTACAAACTGATAAAGTTACCACCGCAAAGTTACTAGCAGGGCACTGATATACTGTTGTATTAGTAGTAGCTGATAAGTCTGAAGCTCCGAGTCTTCCTGTTGCCATGTTTTAATTCTCCATTATAATAAAAAGTAATTCCAAGCTAATGGGTATCCAGTTACACCAGCTGAAAAGTTAAAATTAGCCTTCATCTGAATTGGTGCACCAGAAGTTGTTGTTATCTGGTTGTTCGAAATTTCAATAAATCCAGCTACTACACTATTTACATTCAACGAAGCTCCACCACCACCAATTTGCGAAGCAATATATGTTCTTATCGCACGTTGAGTTGGAACTATTTGATCACTATTAGCAGTAAAGAATGGATCTGTACTAAATTCTACAATTGTTGCACTGCTTCCACCTAATGTTACTGATCCTAAAGTAAGTTCCGCCAGTCCGGCAATATTAAATGCATCTGCATTTAATGTGGCAATACCAGTACTTTGTTCAATTGTAAACAGTTCTCCTACTCTAAAGTTACCGTCTTGGTCAGTTGATGTGTAGAATACACGACCACCATTGTTGTCTACAGTTTCTCTACTCTGACTTGGAGCATTATCAGGGATTCCTCCTGGATAATTTGTTTCATCAAAGCTGCCGGTACCAATATCTAAGAAATCGTGTCCAGTTAAACGAACTTGGCTGTAACGAATTCTAGTTGTTACCGCGGTTTCGTGAGCAGGAGCATTATAGAGTGATAAATCTGGACTTATTTGTAAAAATGCTCCAATTGACCCGGAGTCTGTACCAGATTGACTTAATACCTGAACTAATTTATAAACAAAATTAGGTTGGCTTGATAACACTACATTAGCACCAGCTGCTGGTATTGCTGTTAAGTTTTTGACAGCAATGTAAGATCCGTATTGGAAATTATCTCCATATCCATCACCTGTATCTAATTGAGCTGTAGCAGATCCGTAGCCAGTGCCTCTATTCCTAAAGCTTGGATTAGCTAAAGCACCTTTACCAATTCTTACTGTAAATGGTGCTTCGTAAGTATTGTTTGGATCTGTTATAGTCATTGTAGGCGCAACAGAATACCCTGAACCTGGTTCAAGAATTCTCACAGCAAATATTTTCTTATTTGCTACATATGCTCTTGCTCTTGTTGTTGCACCAAGATTAGAACTACTTGCTACTGTTCCTGCTGTACTACGTTGTACTGAAACCCAAACACCTGTTTTATTAGGATTTCCAAATGTACTGCTACTGAAACCATTAGCTGCTGTACTCATCGTTCTCGAAGCCCAGCGAATTCCGTCTTCGCTTGAAGCTGCTTGAGTGCTTTGACTTACTGCCAAGAATACACCTTGTCCATAGCTGATATTAGTCCAAGTTGCACTTGCTGGTAGAGTGCTTGCTACCCAGGTTATTCCATCTAAACTATAAGCTGCTGCGGTTCCAGTTGTAGCAGAAATTGCCACAAATCTATTGTTACCATAAGCTACACTAGTCCAGTTGCTAGAACTTGGTAATGTAGCAGCAGTCCATGTTGCTCCTCCATCGCTAGAGTATGCGGCTGTCGTTCCTCCTGAAGCAACAGCAACAAATTTACCTTTACCATAAGCCAATCCTGTCCAGGTTGCAGCTGAAGGCAAGTTGCCGCCCGATGTCCAAGTTATACCACCGTTGGTGCTAAATCCTGTTCCAGTGATACCATTTCTAATTACTACCCAGCGTCCATTTGTACTTTGAATACCATAAGCTACATAAGTACCAGCACTACCTGAAGCAAAAGCTGCTGGTAATGCACCCCCAGCTGTCCAGGTCTGCCCTCCGTTTAAGCTATAAGCATTAACTGTTGTACTATCTGATACAGCAACTAAACTTGTAGCTATAGGTTTAGCAGTTCCTGTACTACCTGTATACCCAGCTCCTGTGTAATTGTTATAAACAAAATAGGTTCCTAATAAGTTATTAGCAGCACCAATGTTCGTCCATATAGTATTACCAACGCTTGTGATTTGGTATAGTCGACCATTAACAAATGAACCAGCAGTTTCAGAAACTGTAATGTCTCCGTTGGCCATCCAAGACCAGTTGCTGGCACTTGGCAGAGCTGTTGCGCTTGGACTGCTCCAAGTAATACCATCTAAGCTTGTGTTAATGTTTTGTGTACCAGATGCTAGTGCGACAAAATAACCGCCTTGTCCTGTTCCACTTGATTCAAACTGAATAATCGCTCCTGAGGTTGTATTAACACTAGTAACTTTAATAGTAATATTATTATCAGGAGTAGAGCCACCTAAGTTTGCACCTGCTACAGTTAAAGTATTTCCTATTACATAATTATTTCCTGCGCTATTAATAGTAATAACAAGATACTTAGGCCCTCTTCTAACTATATTAAATGTTGCACCACTTCCAGAACCCCCAGTTGCTGATACTGCACTGTAATAGGCTGTGGTAGATGCCCATTCACAATTAACATAAGTTAAACTAGTTGCTAATGTCCTAGCAGTAGAACTAAATGTAGGAGATGTAAAAGATAAAGCAGGTTCGATAACATATGTTGTAGAAGCGTCAGGAGACACTAAAGTTGTACCAGGAACAATATGATCCCATCCTGACGAACCATCACTTTCTTTTATTACTGTGGCTAATTTAAGACCTGAGTTATAACCACTAATTATTGCGTATTGTCCAGCACCAGAGCCAGCAGTTAATAAAATTTTCATTCCAACATAGGCACTACTTACTTCAGAGTCAGTGGCAGCAATTGTGATATTAGTTAATGTTCCACCTTGTGCTGTATTAGCATTACTTAAATATCCGAATCCGCCAAAGTTACCTGCAATTTCTGGAGCATTTGTACTATCGTCAACATTGTCTAATAATCTAACCTGAAAAACACCGTCATCTCTAAATTCATCTTGTTCTACAGCTACACTAGCACCTGTTCCTCCAATAGACCAAGTAGCATATGTATAATCAGTGCCTGCATTACTAAATTCATAAGTCCAAAGCTGATTAATACCATCTGTAAGAACTGATCCTACATCTGCTGTAAATTTTCTATTGTCAACAACTGCTGTAATTGCAGTTTCTGTACTATCAAATCCTTCAGCTACTGATCCAAAATCTCCGTAACTATTATTACCGTTAGTTCCTCTTATACGTCCACCGTTTTCAGACAAGTAACCAACGTGTGAATAATAGGTAAACACACTAACTAATTCTGCTCTTGCATTATTTGTAACCCAGCATCCTATACCATCGCTGATGACCTGAGTAAAGTCATTGGACACCATACTGTCATTACCGCCGTTGTGTAAGGAACCGTCTATCTTTTGACCTATTGCTGCGTAACCAAAAGTTGTACAATTTTGTATGTATGGGCTTCTGCTGATAATCCAAGAATGATAGTCATGTGGTCCAGCACCAGGATCTAAGCTTGCGTATGCACCTGCACTAACTCTGCTTGTTCCGTAGGCATTTGGTGCTAACAGGTCACCAGTTAACCCAAACATTGTTTGATTTCTTAGACCTGTTTCATTTCGTAGATAATACATATCTTCTTCTTTACTACCACGAACAGCATTGGCGTAATATCTAGCTGCTAGAACTGACTTATAGTTTCCTGTATAGCGTAAATCAAACTTAAGAGCATCTAACATTTCATTTACATCGCGTAAGCATAGTTCTGAATTAAACACAAGTTTTAAGGTCATTGAACCAGATCCAGTTGTAAATGACCCTGTTAACGGTGTTGTTGCATCACGTGTAGCAGCGATAGAAAACTCTGTTAAAGAGCTATTAATCCTTTGAACGTAATATGTAATATTAGTTGTAATTCCAGAAAATGCTGTACCAACAAATTTTACTGCTGCATTTCTTTTTAACCAAGCACCGTTTCCGCCTAGAGTAAATGTACCTGTAGTAGAGCTATAAGAATTTACAGGCACACTAAAGGTTGAGTCCATATAAGCACTGATTTCTGAAACAATATAGTCTCTATTCTTTTCTAATTGTAAAATTGCGTAATCAAAATTAGGATCACTCTGTCCACAAGTTAAGCCTTCTGATGTAGCTCCAAACACTATTTCATCTAATGTATTCATAAGTGTTTCGATTCTATTTTGAGAAGTTGTGTCCCCTCCTACATTAGATTTGGCCTGTTCTTTAACATACTGAAATGCATCTCTTGTAGCTGTTTTTTGTCCTAAACTAAACACATCACTTGCGCTACTTCTTAGATATGAGTAAGCTGCCGCAATAGTTTGTACATTTGTGTTAAACTGAAAATCGTATCCAACTGCGTCAAGAATAATTCTTACATCTCTATTGCATTTTGCTGTGTTATAAGTTAAGCTAGGATATTTTGCAGCTATGTAGTTACTCATATTAGTAACGATAGTTCCTACTGCTGCACTTAATGCTGTATAAGCTGTAGTTAAAGACGGACTTGGATTATTATTATTGTTAATTGTTGGACGATCTTCGTAGTCAAAAACAATAGTTAATCCAGTACCATTAGTTAATCCACCCACTCCAGATCCAGCATATGAAAGAGATACTGTAAATGAAGTTGTAGTTGTTGTTAACACATAATAACGAGTGTCAGCTGTCACTCCATTAGCAGTAGTTCTAGGAATTACTAAATCACCTGCTGCTAAACCATGAGCGGCTGCTGTATTAAATGTATTATTACCAGTTATGCTTGTTACAGTTAAATTAGGACGACCATTTGTAGATCCAGCTGATAATATTCCGGTGATTATATCTATACAACTTCCTACAAAACCAGTTGTATTTCCTCCATTAGGAAATAATGTACTATCTCTAAATTGTATTTGAGTGTTACCAGTACTTACAGTAACAGAAATATTTTGAACAATTTGTTGTAAAATTGTTTTTAATCTTCCGTATGCTGCAATAGTAGCAGCAAGCTCTGTTGAATCAATTAACAACGAGCTTCCTGGACCATCAAAGTATGCTAAACCAGCATTTAAACTTTGAGTAGTTCCTGTATAAGTTAAATCGTATACGATTGCATCTACAATATAACCTACATCTCGCTTACATTTTGTACGGCTGTATTTTACAGAAGGGTAATTAACATCTGTAAATTTTGCTATTTCCTCTTTAATAAATTCTTTGTTTTCGATAATTAATGTTCTAGCATCTCCGTATCCATTTAGATACGAAACAGTATTAAAGAGGTATGGAAGTGTATAACTTCTCATGTGAGCGGTATTAGCAATTTGGTCAATTTTGTGTTGCATTACACCTACAAGTTTTTCGACTTCAACTGCTGTAGATGCAGGTGCAAGTGGCCAAGCACTGCTTTGCGATGCGGTATTTCCTGTACTTTCTGTTACATTAATTCCTTGTACAATTTGTCCTGCCACAGTTCTTAATCTGCTCAAAGTGCTTACTGTATAAAAAGTATCGCTTAGATTAATTAAACTTCCAGCAGGGCTAACTCTTGTTGAACGTAATTCATCTCCAATAACTACTGTGCATTCTGGCACAATAATTGGTAATGTTTCGTAATACTCGCCTGTTCTTACGTTAATTGTATTATTAGCAGGGTTTCTTTCTGGAATATTAGCTGTTGATTGATCTGTTAGTGCTTGAGTTATAATTCCTACAAGACTTACACATTTTTCGTAAACGCCAGTCTCTGCGGTATATGCAGTATCTATATATTGGCTGACTATAGCAGTAGAATTATCTCCGTTAGTAACCTGGTAATTTACAGTAGGTGCTTGATTTAATAATACTTTTTGAATAAGTGTTACCATATAATTATAACAGGCTATATCTTGTAGTCTTTCTGCTGCTAATCTAGTATAAGTACCATTTTCTCCAGGATAAAGTGCATTAACATAGGCTAATGCAGCGCCTCTGCTTCTAACATTACCGCCATGAGTAAAGTCGTAAACAAGTCCGTCAATTACCCATCCTATATCTCTTTCGCAGCGATCTCTAGCAAAGGTAAATCCTGTGGTAAATGGACTTATATTATTTGTAACCTGATATTCAATCCATTCACATACTTCTTTTTGTATAAAGATACGATTCATTTCTAACAAACGACGTGCTTCTGGATTCATACATCCGCGTTCTATTTGTTGTGCAGCATATCTTACAGATTTCCAAGGCTTGTCTATAGTTCCGCCATAAGTCGGAAATGGTAAATCTTGTCCGTTAGTCGCAACATAATAGATATTATCCGACATTCCCCAACTTACCCACTCTGGAGTAGAATTTGAAGAAACTCTTAAAACTTGACCTTCTGTTCCGACAGGTAATCTTACAGGTCCAGACGTGCCATAATATACCATATCTCCTTTGGTATTCATTACGCTAGTTTCTGTTCCTACATTAAATAGATCCCAGTAAGTGCTAGTAGCATCTTGATCTGGTCTAGTTTGTACCTGGCCACCACCTGTAGCTCCGACTGTAGAACCGTCGTCGCCTTCTGATCTATGTGCTAATTTACAAATATAAGTATTAGCTCCATAGCGGACTAAATCGTTCTGTGCATATTCAGTATCGTCAGTCCAACTTCCTCTCCAATTTAAACCTTCACTAAGTGCAGTCCAATAGCTTGCATTAGGAGGTTTAGGAGCAAAAGTAACTGTGTTAGTTAAGCTTGAAGCAGTAACAGGAGTAAATGCTGCACCTCCTGGGGTAGTACTTATTGTAAATTGTGTAGCATTAATAACCTGTTTGACATAATATGTTCCGCTAATATTAACATTACCGAAAGCAGACCCTGTAAATCTAACAACCATTCCAGCTACTACACCAGTAGTTGACACAGCTTGGAAATAGTTAGTTCCACTGTCTGTGCTTTGTAAAGTTGTTTGAATAGAAGGAGCATCAGTAGTGGCAATAAAAAGATTACCGCCAACTTTAACGATTTCTCCAATTTTATAGCTAGTTGTTATACTCCAAGTAGATTGAAACTTAAAGTTTTCGCTAAACAAGTCCCAATTCGTAGTTCCGGTTAATGGATTGCTAGCACTATGTACTGTTTTTGCGATGTATTGATTACCACCGTAGCGTACTACATCACCTGGCTGATAAACTGTAACATTCGACCAATCTGATTCGTACTCGAAGCCTTCTACAAATTGATTCCAATAGGCAGTATCTCCACTGAAGTTAGCTCCAGAGCTATGCGCTGCAACACAAATCCATAAACCTGCACCGTACTTAACGATATCGTTAACTTTATAACGAGTAGTTGTAGCCCAAGTTCCTTTATAATCTACGCTTGTAGAATACACATCCCATTTAGACTGATCTTGCTCTAATCCTAATGTTGCTGTTGCCGCACTAGTATGATAAGTTAAGCATATATAATTTGTTGCTCCGTATTGAACAACATCATTAAGCTTGTATCGTGTGCTTGTAGACCAATCACCTTTAAAGTCAATACCAGTAAGATATAAGTTCCAGTCGGCTGAATTTTGCTCTAATCCAAGACTTGCTGTAGCAGCACTAGTATGCCCTGTAGAACAAGTATATAGATTTCCACCATACTTAACAATTTCTCCTGCATAGAACGCAGTTGATGTAGTCCAGTCTCCTCTCCAGGTTTGACCTTCGCTCATCTTATTCCATCTGCTTGGAGATACATTGATGTCTGTATTGATGCTTGCCGCAGAGGTATGTCCTATTGTACAAATATAGGTGCTATTACCGTACCTTACTACATCGTCTTTTACATACGCTGTAGCTGTAGCCCAGGTGCCTTTCCAAACAAATTTCAGTCTACCAAGTTTAAACTCTGCCATATTAACTCCGAGATTCTATTTTATAATATTTATTTTTTATCCAACATTAAAGGAAGCGTAAAACATACTTTGAGCTAAAATAGATCCTTGTATTGAACTTCCTGGACCTGAGAAATTAGCTATTACAGGAATATTATTAGTCAAATTTGCTGTATTACTAATTTCACCTGGGCCGACCTTTACTGTACCAGCGATAAAACTAGCAGTAAGCAAATCTTCTCCGCCGATGTTTAATCTAGATTGTAGATAAGAAATAATTGCTTTTTGAGTAGGCACAATATTATTTGAGTTAGCTGTAAATTTCGGATCAGTGCTAAATTCTCTAATAACTGTTCCAGTTCCTCCTACAACTACTCCTCCAAGAGCAAGTTCAGTTAAGCCTGCTAAATCAAAAAAGTCTGCGCTAATTGTTACAATACCTGTTGCTTGTTCAACAGCAAATAAATCACCTGCTCTAAAGTTTCCATCTTGGTCTGTGCTAACATAAAAAACACGACCTCCATTTAATTGTCCTACTTCATTTGATGGTACTTTATCATAGTCGTAGTTTATATAAAGTCCTGGATAATTTGTCTCTATATAATTTCCTGTACCTACATCTAAAAAGTCGTGTCCTGTTATGCGAACCTGACTGTAAAGTTCTTTTACAATGACTTCCATATCATCTTGAATATAATCATTTACTCCAATAGTAGGAGTAACTCTAAATGTAGATCTAAATTTCCCATTAATCTGACTAACATTAATTCCAGTTACTACAGCAGTATAATATGTAGACTTTCCACCTATATAAAATTGAGCACCTGGTCCTGGAACAGTAGTAAGTCCATCAACGGTAAGATAAGATCCAACTGGAAGTATATCAGCGAATCCATCTCCAGCAACTGTAACTGATGTTGAGCTTGTTCTATAACCAGTTCCTCTTGTTATAAAAGTAGGTTGAGCTAAAACTTGATCTGCTATTCTTATTCTATAAGTGGCTTGACTTGTAATATTAGGATCAGTTAAAGTAATCGTTGGAGGGATGGCATACCCTGATCCCGGTTCCCAAATTAAAACTTTGTTAACACCTTGCTCAACAAATACCCTACCTAATGCTCGTGCACCAGTTAATATACGATTTATACTTCTACTTGCAGTAGTGGTTCCAACGACCCATACCCCTCGATTATTTGATTTAGTTGAATCGCCTAGGCTAATATCTGGATTTCCAAAAGCTACAGGACCCCAATTTTGGGCAGAATTTAACGTACGGCCAGTCCATACTATACCGTCATAAGAAGTTGCACAAAAAGCAGTTACATCTTGTTGGGGACTCTTACAGGTAGCAAAAAACACTCCTTGTCCATATCTTACTCTTTCCCAGTACATTTCGTTAGTGTCATCTTGCGGCATTCCATTTGTGGTTGTTTCCCAATTAACACCGTCAAAGCTGTATGTAACGTAACCTGTAGTGCTTATGGCTACAAATCTTCCATTACCATAGGCTATACTTGCCCAATTTTGTAAGCTAGAATCCTGTACTTCAACAACCGCTCCTTGCCAGGTCATTGTTGTTCCGTTCCAAGTTCCAACTGCTACAGCATTGCTACTATTAGCAATTGCTACAAATTTTCCTTTACCGTAAGTAATAGCCACCCATTCGTTAGTTGAACTGTCACCTACATCAGGAAGAGTAGTAGCTACCCAACCTATTCCATTAATACTAGTTGCTGCGCTATCTAAGTTACTAGCAATTGCACAGAATATATTACTTCCATAAGCAACACTTACCCAATTTCTTGAAGAAGGCATAGATCCTGTAGTCCAGGTAATTCCGTCTGATGAATAAGCCATTGTGCTCGAACCATATAAAATAGTAACGAACTTATTCATTCCATAAGCTAAGGCACGCCAGTATCCAGAAGTTGGTAATAAAGAATCATACCATACTAATCCATCTAGACTGTGAGAAACAATACTGCTTGCTCCAGGTGTCATAACAAATCTACCACTTGTGCCTATACCTTCGTAGGTAAATCCGATTATGGCTCCGTTATCAACACTGGTAACGGTGATAGTTATATCGTGTTCTATTGCTTCTCCACCAATATTAGCTCCTGTAATAGTTAATATATTTCCTTCTGTATAGTCTAAACCGCCATAAGTTAAGGCGACTGAGTAACTTCTGCCAGTTTTAGTAACATTAAAAGTAGCTAGTCCAACATCTGTAAGCTTGTTTGTATATGTTTCGATTGTTTCACCATATATTGCATTTGCTTTAATTGTTGTACTTTGGCTTAGTGTTGATGCAACAGTAAATCCTGGATCAGAAAACGTGAGCCTTGGTTCTATTCTATAACGACTAGAAGTAGTTAGAGTAGTTTTAATAATTGTGCCGGGAACTACATGATCCCATCCTGGTGTTGAACTCGATTCTTTACTAACAGTCGCCAATTTGTTAATTGGATCATAGCTTGTAATATAGCCATATTGTCCTGTACCCTCGCCTGAAACAATTGTTATTCTACAGCCTAAAATTTCTGCTTCTGTACTAGGATCGTTACTAGCTAAAGTAATTGTAGTTGTTGTCCCAATTTGAGCATTATTTCCTCGTAGTAAATGACCTGCTCCTGAAGTTAAAACTTGGGCTTCAAATACTCCATTATCTCTAAACTCTTCTTGTAAAACAGTTGCTCCTGTTCCTGAGCTAGTGAAAGTATAATTTGCGGTTGTATAATCTTGTCCTGCATTTAAAAATTCTAATATAAAAACATAATCATTAACTTCGCCAGCGAATGCAGATCCAATAACTGCCTGATCAGTTTGAGTATTAACTTTTCCTATTTGAGGAATTTCTAAAGGATCACCTCCATCTGCAATAGCACCAAAGGTTCCATATGAGCTGTTTCCGTTAGTAGCTCTAATAATTCCTCCGTCCTCTGCAAACATACCAATTTGAGAGTAGTAAGTAAACACACTGACTAGTTCTGCTCTACCTCCATTCAATACATGACACCCGACTCCATCACTAATGACCTGCGTGAAATCATTACTTACAATAGATTTATTTCCACCATTGTGTAAAGATCCGTCTATTTTTTGTCCTGTAGCAGCATATCCAAATGTTGTACAATTTTGTACATAGCAACTTCTAGTTAGAATCCACGTTCTATTATCATTAGGTCCCCATCCTGGATCTAAACTCACATAACTTCCGCCGTTTGGTCTTCTATACGGTTCTAATCCTATATTAGATTGTAATGTGCCATTTAGTCCTAACATTGTCATATTACGAATGCCTGTAGCATCTCGAACATAAAACATATCTTCAGCATAGGATCCTTCTACTGCATTTGCATAATATCTTGCAGCTAATACAGATTTATAATTTCCTGGATAAGTTATATCGTATATAAAAGCCTCAATATATCTTTTTGTATCTCTACCACACCTATCTTGGTCAAAAACATAACTAGGATATGAACTAACCATAAACGCATTAATTTCTGCCACTAGGAAATCTTTATTAGCATTTAATGCTGCCGCAGCAGATAATGCAGTTGCAGAGCTGCTTGCAGTGTTAGTACCGTACACAGCGACATTTGATCCTTGATTTCCAATTCTATACGTTATGTAATTTTTAACATCTGTTATAAGATTTAAAATTTTAGTAATATCAACTGGTAATGCAGTATTATTAGTAATGTTTTGAGAAACTGTATTGCCTGTAGATTTAATTATAACCGTTCCGGTTAAAATATCTGACATTATAAATTCTAAACGATTAAGACAAGCGATAGTGTAAGGATAGTCATTAGCTAGTGCTTCAATTGGATCGTTAGCGATTATCCTTGCTGATCTTAGCTCTTCTCCCACTACTGCTGTACGAGCCGGAATAATAATAGGAAGTATTTCGTAATAATCGCCTGTTGAAACTTTAATAGTAGTTGTTCCGGCCCATCCATCATCTGCTTTTTCGCAAGCATACCTAATAGTTCTAAATGGTTTAAAATAATTTATTCCTCTATTAGGATCAGTATCATCGTCTACACCGTTTGTTCTGACGTGAAATACCCTATTGACGTTCCCCCAGGTTTTATACCCAATATCTCCATCGTTATTTTCAATTATTAGTAATTGATCTTCACTGCCGATTTTAACTCTGGCTGGACCATATGAGCTTAAATCACCTATAATTGTGCTTCCGTCATTTCCTATGTCGTCTCTGCTTAAGTTATAAGTTAATAAGTCACCTGGCTTTTTAAGTCCTGCGTAAGGATCGCCGCCTGCAAAAATATCCCAATAAAAGAATCCACTACCGTTATCGCCTGGAAAACTGTTTATTTGACTTGTATGGGCAATATTAGCTTTATAAGTTGTACCTAAGTAAACAACTAAATCATTTAAATCATAAGAGACAGGATAGTCCCAAGATCCTTTAAATTTACTACTAGGAACTAAGGAAGTCCAATTAGACGTATCTAAATAGTCAATAGTACTACCATCTTGATTAGTATCAGTTAGTGATACAAATAAGTTAGCACCTCTAAGTACAACGTCGCCTTTTTTGTAAACTCCTGATGTTGAAAAGTTTCCTACGAAATTATAACCTTGTAATTGTACTGCCCAAGCTGGATTTCCTTCAGGAAACTGACTACTTACTCCAGGCCTGCTGTGATCAATAGGTTGAATATTAGTTGTTGCAACATATAAAAAACTACTGTGTCTTACAACATCACCTACACCGTAATAATTTGCAATGTTGTGATCACCTCTAAAATTATTCCCATATAGATATAAAGTAAACTTGTCACTATCTATAGAGTCTTGAACTAAGATACTTGTGTGTTCTGTTGTACATCTCCAAATAGATCCTCCGTATTTTACTAGATCGTTTACTCTGTATCTAGTTATAGGTGTATGTACTCCAGCGTAAGTAAAATTTTCTAAAAATAATGACCAGGTTTCACCTGTACTATCATCGTTACCGTCATTGTTACCTGTTATAATTCCTTGAGCAATTGATGGACTTGTATGTTCTAATATACAACGATATTGATTACTATTATAAAGTATTACATCGCCTTTTTGATATCTAGTATTCGGGGACCAGTCACCTTTAAATTTTATACCTGTTGCAAATAAAGCCCAATTAGCTTCTGATTGACTAAAGTACTGCGTTCCTGCGTGATCTGTTAAACAGACATATAATGATCCGCCTGCATTTACAATAGATCCTTCTGTATAATCTTGATAACTTAACCAATCTCCTAAAAACGAAAACCCATCTGTCATTCTTTCAAATGCAGGAGTAGGACTAGTATCTGCTGAATCAGCTAAGAATGTTTGACCATCATAAAAATTTGTAGAGGTATGTCGTCTAACGCAGGTCCAACTTCCGCCTCCATAGAATACAATATCATCTAAAAAGTATTCAGTGTTAGCATTCCATATTCCACGCCATCTAAAGCGTAATCTACTAATTTTAAACTCAGCCATTATGTTTTCCTGAACTTATTCAATATTTATAATTCTTCTTCGTAGGTATATTTTTGAGCTATTCTAGCAATAAAACTGCCATTCTCATCTATATAATAATACATCGATCTAGTATCCCAACGATATTGACTATAATATAAATTTTCATATACAATGTTATGATTTTCATCAATATTATCTACATAATCTACACCGTATTCGAATTCACTATAATCCTCTTCTGCTGGTCCATTATTATTAACAACAATCAACTCGTCGGGTTGCAAAGTATTATATTTTCCAAAATATAAGTCACCGTCTTTAGTTCTCCTCAAACCATAAAAATATTTCGGAGCATCACCTAGCAATGTTGTTTCATCAAGACCAAATAGATAATTGTTCTGTGCCATTTCTTATCCTTTAAACAATTTCTGCATAACTTACTACGACATCAACGCTGCCTGGTTGATCGCTTACTAGTCTTAGAGCACAATTTTCAGCTAGTATAAGTTTTTCACCGTTTGTGACAATTTTTAAAGAATTATATGGGGGTATCACTATACCTTTAACCCAATAAGCCTCTGTACTAGTTGCATCAACAACTTTTACGTCAACTATTACATTATCATCTGTCACATTGGCTGCATTACAACCTAGAATTGTAAATCTGTTGCTAGAAATAGTGTTCACCACATCAACTGGTGTAAGGCCTACGCCTTTTACTACTTTTGTTCTAAAATAGGTTGCCATAATTCATCCAAAAAAGCTTGTTTTGTATTTATTAAAAATAAAATAATAGCTTTTTTAGTTAGCGGTCGAATCCACTTATTATATAGATATTTTTAGTTGTTGGAACACTACTTCCAAAATGAACCCAAGCTCCTGCTGCATAACCGATTGGATCTAATAAAATTTCATAATTTATATTAGCTACCTGTATTACATTTTCTACAATTACTATTAAACGTTCTGCTACTTCTGTTGCTGTTAAAGATGTATTAGTATTTTCTTTAACATAATTAAAAGGATTAATAGTTAATGGACCAAACATATCACCTCCAGAATGAGATGTAAATGATTGAAAGGACATAGTGCTTGGTTCTTTAAATTTTATTTTCCTCCATACAGCATTTCCTGTAGAGCTATTTCCTTGATATGATTCTAATTCTTTAGTGTCTGAGTTATATCGTATCATTCCTTCTACAGGAGACCCTGGGCGATCAGCTGTTCCACCTTTAGGAATTAATAAGCTGATCTTTCCATCCATAGTTACTCTACCGTCTGTTTCAACGGCCACACTTTGATCTTTTACATTTCTAAAATTAAGCTGACTTTTTTTTAGAAATTTCATTAACTTACCCTAAATGAACTTACAGTTACCACTAATCTATTATTAGCAGATGGGCTTGCCACCAAATAATCACCTGTAGTTAATACTAACTTTTCTGTATCAAATGTAAAAGTTTCACCAGCAGGAACAGTCAGACTGTTAATTAATTTCATTGTATTTCCAGTGTCTTGGCTATAAGCTGACAGGTCTAAGTTGGCATCATTTGAATCAATATTACAAAATATTAAACAGGTTACTGCGTGTTCTTGCACATCGGTTACAAGCGTACCTGGACAAGTAAATATTGTGGTTCCTCCTGTTAGTAAAGCTGCGTTACGAATTGCCATTGTCTTGTCCTTAAAATATCATACTAAATCCTAGAGCTCTTCGTCTACTTACTAATTCGTCACTTGCTGTTGGATTAGAAAAGTATAGACCAGTTTTGCCCATACCTAATGTAGATTTACTATAAAGGACATTATAATTACTATTACTACTTGGAGCCGATGCTTGGTTATCTAGTTGCAAAACTCCTGAAGTTTCTAAGTCTGAAACTATCCTAACTTTGCCAGTTCCACTAGGATCAATTTCAATATTACGATTAGCTACCCCTGTTACACTTATGGTAGCATTTGCGCCGCTACTTGAAATTTGAAGATAGTCGTTACTTACAGGAATGCTTAAATTGTTTGAATCAATTTTTGCTCTTTGAACATTATCAACTTTAAAGTTAATATAACTTGGGTTGTTTAAAGACAATGGATCACTTGAGCTAGCATCATATACACGAACTTCTGTATCATCGTTAGTTATATGAGTAATATTAGTATAGTAGATTGCAGAAGTTACATAATCTGCCATCCCTTGTGTGTTAACTAAAGCATCTTTAGCTGTATCATTGTTATATAAAACAATTTGCCCTGTAGCAGGTGAGTATGGCCCTCCTGCGGAATATCCAGCAGGATAGTCTAAAATGTTTTCTTCGTAATTATTTGTTCCTTGAACAGTTACTACACCAGTACCTTGATTTATCAAATATAAGTTATCGTTATTAGCAACTTGAATACTACTAACATACAATCCAGCTCTATTACTTCCTACTAATAGTTCAAAGGATCCATAGCCTATTCCAAATATAGAGTTTCTATGGTTAATGCTTTCATTAAAATAAAAGCTTGCATTGCCATTTCCTCTTATAATGTCAAAACCGCCCTTGCCATCACCGGGTAAAGTGCTATTGCTATTTCCATCAGCAATAGTTATTTTTTGATCAGTAATATATAGCTGTGTAGACTCAACCTGAGTTTGACTTCCATAAACCCAAAGGTCGGCATATATGTTAACTTTTCCTAAACCAGTAGCTGTTGGCCCTCTAGTATCTAAATCAATGTCACCAGATTGCTTTACAACTACTTTATAGTCGCCATCACTTACATTTAATACTTTTACGGTCATATTAGCTGATTAAGGTAAGAACAATCAATGTTTCTGTTGAATCGTCCTGTAAGGTCCACTTATAATTACTACCGTTAAAGGCGTGAGCTTTACGTCCACCTAATTTTCTAATTGCAATAGGAGTCCCACCTGATGCAATTCCTACTAAACTTGCGTCACCGTCATTAGCTGGTGTAACTGCATTAGTTAAACTACATATAGCTGTAGTAGCTCCATTGTCACTGCTACATTTAAATCTGCGAGCACCTTTTTGTTTTACAATGTATCCCTCGTATACTGATCCTCCAGTTTTAAATCTGATTGGAAGATGTGGTGTAGCTGCTGATCCGGTAGCGCCGAAATATCTTTTATTAATTTTGTTTGCCATTATTTTCTCCTTGACGTTCTAGGTCTACGCTTGGCTAGCATAAGTCATTCTGACAAAGTATTTAGCAAAAATAACAAAGGGCGCCTGAGCGCCCTTTATCAATCGAACTAATCTTCTTTGTTGATTAGAAGAATGTTGGATTACTTACTGTTACTGTTCCAAGATAATCAGCAGCATTACCTAGAGAGCTTGCAGTATTTGTTAGTTCTACATAACCATAACGTGTCATGAAGCTAACTACTGGCTCAAATGTGCTTGGATCTAGAACAACACCACTACTCATCAATGGAATGTATGGGCAGTAGAATGCTGGTGCATCACTTTCTGTTGAACCTTTGTAACCAATAAGAACTGTGTCATTGGCAGCATATGTGTCAACATAAATCTTCATTGCACCGTTTAGTGTTCCAGCAAACTTAGTGTTTGTTGGAGCTTCAAATGTGCCTTCTGTCGTACGTGCAAATGCACTTGTTGTTGCACTTTGTAACATAGTTAATACAGCAGGACTTACAACAGCCCAGTTACCTGCACCACGACGTGTGCGCTGAGCGATTGTGTTACTTACGCGGTTAACTGCAACTGCTAAAGCAGCGTGTTCATCACCAACGAATGTAGCTGTACCACTTACAGCAGCTTGATCAAATGCGATTTGGTTTTGTGAACCAGCTAGTGTTTTAAGACTTGCTAGAATTTCACGATCAATCTCAGCTGTAATTTCCTGTGCTAGAGCAGCCATGATTTCAGCTTCAACATCAATACCGTGTTGTGCCTGCATATCTTGAGCAGCCTCAAATGTCCAGCGAGCGCTTAACTTACGAGTTTTCGCTTCAACTGTTTGCTTTAAGATCTGAATGCTCATTCTACGACCAGCTTCACCTTCTAAAGCAGCAGTTACAGCAGCCTTATCGTTAACAGCGCCGGAGTAGCCTTCAGCAATCTTAAATGGGCTTAGTGCCTCTTCACCAGCTGTTACATCTGTACCACTAGTGCTGTTAAAATTATCAGCATAACGAACACGTAGTGTATGGATTTGACCAACTGGTCCAGTCATTGGTTGTACGCCAACTAACTCGTTAGCAATAACGGTTGGCATAACGCGACGGATTACTGGAAGAATCACGCGATTTAATGTTGCAACGTTGCCGGCAGAAGTGGCACCAGCACTAGCACTTTCTGCGAGATACTTGCGAGTATTCTCGAGAGTAGTTGCCATTACTGTCTTTTTTGTGCCTTGTAGGCCTTCTAAAAGAGCCTGTTTAGTCTCTGCCCAACGGCCTGTTAGTAGTTCTGACATTATATTATCTCCTAATTGTCTTAAACTTAAATTCCAGCTAGACGACGAATATCTACGATATTTGCATCTTCTTTGCTGCTACTTACGCTGTTGGTTTCTTTATTGCCTGTTACTTCTTTTGCCTCAACTAGTGCCTGTTTTTTCTTTGGAGTATCCCCAGCTATTACGCTTGGTAAGTACTTTTCAAAACTTGTTTTAAGTTTTGTTGTTTGTACGCTTTCAAGTAATTCCTTCATAATAGCTTTTTGCTGTGGAGCAAGGGGAGCTATTAATTCATTCATTATAACTTGACGTTCTTGACTTTCCTTAAGAATTTTTACTTCTTTGTCTTTGCTTTCCATGACTAAACGTGCTTCTGCTACAGCGTTTTTAGCAGCGGCAAGTTCTAATTCTTTCGTGTCTATGACCTTGAGCAATTTACTTGTTTCTGATTTTTCGTTAAGATAACTGTTCTGATATTCGCTAGCGAAAGCTTCGAACAACTTACGACCGAAGTCATTACGACGAGCACTTTCAATGTCTTCTTTGAGTTGACCAATTTCCTTTGTAAGGGTTTTTTCAACCGTAGATTCGACTAATTGTGCTGCACGTTTTACAAACTGTTCTTTCATTTTGCTTAATGCTTCACGACCTTCACGAACAAGTTTTACCTTAGTTTTTGCTAAGTCCTGCTTGTCTAAATGAAATTCTGCTATTTCTTGTGCAAGAGCTTCTACTACAAACTTTTCTAAAGTTTTGAATTTACTAGCCATTTGTACTTGATCTTCGTGCAACTCTTTAACTTCAGCAGCAAGTTGTCTTGTAACGAATTCCTTCATTAGTTGAGCAGTTTTTCTGCCTTCAACAACAACTCTTGCCTTAGCTTCAGCAAGTTGACCACGATCTTCTACAAACTGCTTGATCTCATCTCTTAGCTGGTCGCCAAGCATACGATCAATTGCTTCAACCATAACTTGTTTGTCATGCTCGTAGCGTTGTGCAAATTCTTCACGTAGTTCTTGAGTCAGCTGTGAACGGGCCTCTGTAATACGAGATTCCCAAGCTTTCTCAATGTCAGCTTTTACCTCTTCAGAAATCACATTATTCTCAAATAGTTGTTTTAGTGCATCCAACATGTGATTCTCCTATTTTTATCGGAGCTTGCCTATTATTTCTAATAGGCTCTCTTTGAGATATTTTTGTGCCTTCGGATCGTCTTTGACCTCTTGCGCTATACGCAAGCTACGATAACCATTACGAGTATTCATAAGATGTTCGTATATCGGTGTAGGGTACGCTCCAGGAGCACTTGGTTGAGCTACCACATCTATTGTGATAATCTCGAAATCGGAAACTTCTCCGGAACCGTCCTCTCGAACGTTTCCGGATCCGCGACTACTTACTCCTAGCTTCACACTGCTTTCTAACATAGTTTTCACTAAGTTACCCATCGGTGTTGGCAGGATTTTTAATTTTCCATAACCGTCTGCGCCATCCATCCACATTTTTGTAACCATATGGCACACACGGTCAAGGTTAATTCTTAGGTCATCAGGATGATCTACTTCGCCAAGAACTGAATATCCACCTTCAATTTGATCGTTCAGGGTTTTGACAGCCCTGGCGATTTCTTTCGCAGGATAAACACGCTGATTCTGATTCCTTTTGTCACCTTGAATGAAAATCCCTGTCATATACAAGGACTTTCCATTCTCAGTACCATCGGATTCAACGACCATTTTTGCTTGGTCGAAACTCAGGTTTTCACGAAGATAGTTCATCTATTCTACCTTATTTGGCACGCTTAGGAGCACCGTTCATTAAACTACCGGCACTTTTGTCAGCCTGCTCTTTTCCTAAGCCATTTGGATATGTTGGCTCTTTATGTTTGAATGCTGTCTTACCAGCATTACCACCTGGGACATTAATATTGCCCATGTTATCCTCTTTAGGATTTCCTTTAAAAACGCTACTGCCTTTTAAATGACCTTTGTTAGCTTCTACAGGACCACTTTCTGTGCCACCTTTTAGGTTAGCTACAGTACCACCCATATCATTCTTACCAGCTACAATACTTTTTGTATTAGCTCCGTTGTCACCCATTTTGCCATAAGATGTGTAATCCTTACCGCCTACTTTTTCTACGTATTCACGCATAAAGTTGTCTGTTTCGAAACTAAGTTCATCTTCTTCTGAGCCCATTTCCATGTCCATGTCGTCACCGCCCATGTCCATTTCATCATCTCCACCCATATCATCCATACCTTCTTCGCCGGACATTAAGGCTTCAAATTCAGCTTTTAATTCATCAAGTGCATCTTCTAGGTCAACAACGCGGTCTTCTAGGTCGCCTTCGCCACCCATATCATCCATACCTTCTTCGTCGCCGCCGTCTTCAAGGTCGTCGATCATATCGTCGCCAGCATCACCACCTACATCGTCGCCAGCTTCTTCATCTTCGCCTTCTGCAAAGCCAAAACTCTCGTCCATTTCCTCATCGTCTTCTTCGTCGTCTTTAGCTTCGTCAACTTTGTCTTCGTCTTCATCTTTAGACTCGTCTTGTTGCTCATCATCTTCTTCATCCTTAGCTTCATTGAAGTCTTCAGCAAGAATTGTTTCATAGATTTCACGAGATTTAGCTACTACGATTTGATGGAAAAGCTCTTTGGCTTTGTCACTTTCGTCATTAATAAGATGTTCGAGCATCTGCTCGAATTTGTTTCGATCAGTCATGTTTTTTTCTCCTATAGGTTGCAAGGCTGTCAAATATATTTACAAAAGATTACAATAAACCGTGTTAAATGGTATATTTTTACCAGGTTTTTACTAATTGATTAAAGTCATCTATATAAAGATGTTTAAAGTTTTTTAATTCGAACCCTGGGTCAAAGAAATTATTTTTATCTACTACTCTAAAAAATTTAATTCCTGAATGATTCCTAATTGTTTGTTCTGTTTGTCTTCGCCAGTTTCCATAGTATGTTGCAGACTCGTGTGATTTTTTATAATTTTCTGTATCTGCATATACATTATTAACAAGTCCATCTGGCATACCAATGTAATCGAATCCAAATATATAAATTTCTTTTGGACCATGACCTGCTGCAAAATTTAAAGCAGTTGGACCGCTACTCCAACCTAAGCTAGGATTAAAATAATTAAATCCGATAAATTTTTTGTATTTGGTATTAGGGTTGGTCCATACTTCGTGCGTTTTTTGCCAACCTTTTGATTCTATTTCAAATATCATTTTAGGATCTACAGCAATTAAAAAATCGGGTTCAAATTCTCTATAAAGAGCATTACACCCGTATATTTTTCCAAATCTCTTTAAATGATTAAAGTCAAAGTTAAGACGGCTTTTGCCATTACCTAGCACAAAACTACGCATATGTCATCCTTTTTGAATAATTATGCCGCAGGTGCTGGAGGTGGTTTATACATTGATTCTATAAATTCTAAATCTTTTTCTTGTTCTAGAATATGTTGTTCACTAGCTTTACGTAGTTCGTTTATTTGCTTTAATGTAAGTCTAGTCTTACGAGTATCACTACGTTTCATAACATCACTATCACGACTAGGATTATAGGATAAGTCACCGAATCCTAATGGTTGAGATTGATCTCTGTAAAATAATTCACGTAATATCATAAAAATATTTATACCGTAGGGGCGGCAGGAGCACCAGCAGGAACAGCAGGAGCACCAGCAGGAACAGCAGGTTGACCTGGTGCTGCTCCTAATTCTGGAGGGGCATTTTCATCTGCTAAATCATTTAGATCACTTTCTATACCAGCTTGACTAATACCTGCACTACGCATTTCTCCAGTTGCATCTGTAGCAACTGCTTCTGCTTTTCCATTTTCTTCTGCCCATAGTTTTTGATTCTCTGCCATTTCTTCATCTGTTAAACCTAAAAATCTTTTCAATGCAAATCTTTTACTAATGAAAGGAATTTGTTGAACAGTATTAAATGTATTAATTCTTTGCCCGTCCATTTCACTTTGTCTATATGCAGCAAAATTAAGAGGTGGATTTAATTGTAACTCGAATAATCCTGTATCTATGTTTAATCCTTTATCGTGCAAGTATAACTTAAACTCTTGATCAAATATTTCTTCTAATAAATTTTGTAATCTTTCGCAATACTTATTAAATCTTAATTCTTGAATATAGGCAGTTCCTACACGGCCATCATTATAACTAGCCTGACTATCGTCTGCTCCTGTTGGCAAATAACTACTAGGAATACGTAATCCTCTAAATAATTTATTAGTAAAATATTTTAAATCATCTATTTCACCTAAATTTGTACCACCTGGCAATGTATCAACCTTACTTCCTCTACCTTCCGCTGTTTGCGGGAAAAAATAGTCTTCATTAATGCTTAAAGGATTATATGCACTGTCGATAACATTTTGTCCACCCCCTGTTACACTGGGAATACGACGTTGATTGATTTCGTTTTTTACTCTTTCAACAAAACTCATAGCCAAGTGACTAGGCATATTACCTACATCTATGTAAAATACACGTCGTTCTGGAGCACGTTGAACACGATAGATAATAATAGCATCTTCCAGCAACTCTTTTTGCTTATAAACTTTAAAAATTTGCTCTAATAAACTATTTCCAAAAGGGTAATTATTGTCTAAGCCTTCACTTAAACTTAAATGAACAATGTGTTTTGCTTCGATAGCAACTTCATTCTGATTATTCTGAAATCTTGTTCCTGGACTTATAGGATAAGCACTAGCTTGTCCACGAGCTGCCGCTCCACCTGCAACATATGCAGTGCCTCTGTTATTTGTGTTTGTAGTATTTGGATTAATTGTTGTAACTACTAAGTCCATAAAATTAGGATTTAAGTCCCTGATAACATACTGCTCGGGCTTTTTACCTTCACTTTCATTTACAATAATTTTAGTAACTTTTCCCGGATCAATATGAAACCATTGTTTAGTTTCAGGGTCTCTTACAAAGAATCCATCTCCATACTTAAAAATATTACGAATAATTCTAAAAACTCTGGTGTCAAACTTGTTAAGTTTCGTCCATTGTTGTAAGTATTCTCTTAATATTCTCACCTCACTAGAAGTAGCCTGAGTTTTAAAAGTTAATCTAAATGGCGTACTGTTATTTTCGCTAGGTTGTGTGCAAAATTCTGCTAAGATATCTAAAGCAGCATTAACTTCACTATCCATATCCATTGTATCATACTGCAAATACCTATCAATACGATTAGGAGCTCCTGTGTATACATCAGGAAGATAGCTACTATAGTTAGCTCGTGCTGGACCTGGTTTGGCGGCATTAGAGCTTAAGGGACTAAATGTCCCTGGATTATTATCCACAGTTACCGGAGTAAAATATTTTTTCCAACTCATGTTTTATGCGCCTACAAAGTTATTTTTGTTATTAGATTTAGTTGCACGAATTTGGTCACCCAATAGTTTACCATTTTGGTCAATTAAGTCTTTTATAGATTTATTTAATGAACTTAGCTGCTTGACAACATCATTTAAGGTAGCATCTTTAGATGTTGCTGCTGTTGCTTTACTACTGTCTGTTTTAGATTCTGTTGATGAATTGTCTTTCTTTTGTTCTGCCTGACGTTGTAACCTAGCTGTTTCTGCATCACTTTGATTTTCATCCTTTTTAGCAACAGCAGCAGTTTGTGATTTTAAATCAGCACCAAATTTTTTCATTCCAGGAAGATTTATAGAATTTAAATCAACTTCTCCTTTTGAATTCAAAAACGGATTAGTACTATCTAATGCTTGTTTTACTGGCTCAGGAGCTGCAAAGTCTATTCCAGCTACGCTAGCATCACCTGGTCCGTTTTCTGCAAAGTCTATTCCAGCTACGCTAGCATCACCTGGTCCTGCTGAAAATGCAGCATCATCTATCATAGATGTAAGATTTTCATTTATGTCTTGTGATATATCACCAAATTTTTCTCCTAAGTTATCTAGCGGTAATGCATCTTTTATAGCAGATGATATGTAATCTGTGTCGTCTTGTTCTTCATCCTCTTGATCATATTCATCAAGCATTGAACCTAGATTAGTTTGAATATCTTTAGAAATCTCATCTATTCCGCCACGCATATCGTCAGCAAAAAGACTTAAACTTTCCTGTTGTTGAGTTGCCTCATCTACTCCGCTCATTTCATCAAATGGCAATGCATCTTTTATAGCTGATGATATGTAATCTGTATCTCCATCTTGTGAATCGTATTCATTAATCATTGAACCTAGATTAGTTTGAATATCTTTAGATACTTCTTCTATACCTGCTCGCATATCGTCAGCAAAAAGACTTAAACTTTCCTGTTGTTGAGTTGCCTCATCTACTCCGCTCATTTCATCAAATGGCAATGCATCTTTTATAGCTGATGA